TGCTATCAAATAACTTTTTAGCAATTTTTCAGGATTCATTTTATCAATATCTTTGTTTAAATTAACAAAGTCTTCAATTCCACGACCTGTATCTTTTTTATATTTAAAGTAAGCTGCCACATCTGAAGGAAGAGGTTCTGACTCTTCTCTTACTTGCGTAAATTCATCAAGCGAATTTATTTGCTTACCATACTTTTTTTCAATAAACGAAAGAACTTCTTCTTCACTTAGTTTATTTTCTTCTATAGGAGCTGGTTCTTCTGGAACTACTTCTATCTGCTCCGGCTCTACTTTTACTTCTTCAATTTGAGCTACCTCTGAGGCTCCTGTTTCATCTACATTTCCTACTGATATCTCGTGTTTAGTAAGTAACTCTTGCTCAACTTCTTGAACAGATTTACCGTCTGACTCCCCTAGATCTTTTACTTTAAATTCCATATTTTATTAGATTTGTACAATAAATTTATATTTATCGTGGATTAAATTCTGCTAGATCAAACCCATCCAAGCTATCTTCATTCGATTCGAAGCTAATAGGTGGTAGGTTATTTTTCCGTTGGTTTATTAATTTTGATTGTTCAGAGTTTTGTTGACTTATTCTATCAGCTTTAGCCCCTTCTCTTTTATTTTCTCTTCCTTCCAATTCCTGAGCATCAATACCTCGTATTTGCATATTCAACTGAAATTCCTGTTGCATTAATTGAGATTTTAATTGCGCTTCATTTTTCATCTTTTCAATATCAAAAGCTACCTCACTCTGTTTAAGTTGCATCTTTCCTTGTAACTCCATCTGAAATTTTTGAACCGCCATTTCTGAAGCCATCTGCTGCTGCTTAAGTTGCATCTGATTTTGCATAGCAACTTTCTCTGCTTCTTGATTCTGTTCTCTTTCCATTTTTTGAGAACGCTTTAATTTTAATAATTGATTTGCTAACTTTAAATTTCTAAGCTCTCTAATATCAATTGCATCTTCCAGGTCAATACCTCCTTTAGATAAAGCCATTTGTACATTTTGTTCAAGTTGTGCTTTCTGTTCTTCGTCAGGTGATAGTTCAATAAATATTCCAAAATTATAAATATATAAATCACTAATATCTCCTAGTATAGAAACATTGTATTTACCAATCTGGTTTATAAACTCTTCTTTAAAATCTGAATACTCTAGAATATCAGCCACTCTATATGTTAATGCTTCTGCTAAAGTCTTGTAAAGATAAAGACTTCCATCAAGTATATGTCTTGTAGCTGTATTAGAATTTAATGCCGCTAATTTCTGAACGCCAACTAATGAATTAGGATCAGGCATACTACCATCTCTTGCTTCATTTAATCCAGTTACCTGTCTAATTTGACTTAGATAATGATTATAATTACCTATAAGCATCTGAGTCTTAGAGGCTCCTGAGCTACTAGTTAATTGAGTGATTGGAACTTTACCTTGGTTATATTCACCATCTTGCGTATAACTTCTACCAATTACACTACCTGTTTGGAAGTATAATCTTAAAGCATCCTCTGGATTGTAAGCAGCTCCTGTTCCCAGGTCTACCTCATTTAATCCATCTGCATCAATAAATACACCATCAGGTACAACTCTAGCTATTACTTGCTGAAGCTTAAGATGGGTCATCTGAATTAAATCTGCAAACGGTATCATTCTACGAGTTAAAGATTCAATAACACCTTTATACATTCTTGGCGCGCAGGCTACATAGTTTGGTAATGCGTGTTGTGTTGCGGATTGTGGGCGTACCATATTCTCTGATAACTTCCATTGAAGTAAAATATTAGTACCCATAACCATAACTCCTTCATACCATACATCAATAGTTTTAGAAACTTTCTCAAAATTACCTTCTTCTTGCATATCAACCGGAGGATTAAAATCATCCGATTTTTCAATCATACTTTTATTACCGTTATCTTTAATTTTTCTTTTATATACAACATCTTTAGTTGTTTTATAATTGAAATACATTATAGTTGCGGAATCTCTTTGGAATATATCATTCTGCTGAGATTGAGCTACATCATAATAGTCATACCAGTCTTGTCCGTATTTAGATATATCTTGTAAATCCTCATTTGTTAATGTAGGATCTATTTTTTTTAATTCTATAATTGGTAAGGATTTAATCTCTCCCCAATAAAAACAATCTTTAAAATGTGGATCTTCAGTATAACTATATACTACATTTGCTGGATCAACATAAGAAATTTTAACTCCACTTCCCATTAAAAACTCGTGCTTAGCAATACCAATTCCTAGCACTGTCATATCATAGTCAAGCCTTTTCCTAGTGTCTTCGTAATGATTAGCCTCAAATAAAGTATTTATAGCTTCTTCCTCTGCAATCTCAATTGCAGGTTTATAATTAAGTTGCATATATAATGAAAGCTCTTCATCTGAAGATGGTATTTCATCAGGTGGCATAACAAAAGGATTTACTCCTGTTTTTTTTGAAACCATTTCAAGGAATGGCTTTGCAATCATCTGACCTTCAACCATATTCTGATACTTGCTTCTTTTAGACTGAGACATAGCATCTTGTGCATAAGCCTTAACCTTGAACAATCTATCTGACATACCGTTTACAACGATATCAATAAATTTTGGTAATATAGGTATTGGTGTCCAATCTAAATTTAGATAAGAGAGATCTCCATCTACTGCTAGTTCGTTTTTATATTTTGCTATTGACTGTTCGCCACGAGCATATAATCTTAACTTGTGAAAGTCTCTCCATTGTCCGTAGTATCTTCCACCGTTACCGTCTTTTTTAAACCACTCATATTGAATAGCTTGGCCTATTTGTAAACCAAACTCTTCTGAGGCTTTAATCGAATCCGACACAAATTGGCTTGGAAATCCTGCGGATGTTATATTTATTTTAACATCTTTCATTTAATCATTTCGCTAATTGTTCCTTTATTATTATATGTTGCAAAGTTAATCTTTATTTTTGATTGTTTTTCCTTAGGTAAATATAGGTTTTTTTGATTCGCCATTATAGCTAGACCCGAACTAATGGAGGCATCGTGTTTAGTTCTATTGCTAATATCAAACTTTGCCCAGTCCTCTAATGTTCTTATAAAAATACAATCCCCCATTTCTCCTGGATCACGATAAGTCCCATCCATATCTATACCTACATACTTCTCTATATAAGATTCTATTGCTGTAGCGTGCGCCTGCTTAACAGACTCACTTGAATTTGGTATTCCTCCTAATTCTTTTTCTGTTTTTGATAGTTTTGTATAATGCTTATCTGGTCTATTTATACAGAACCCTCTATACCCTCTATTTTTAAAGTGATATAATAATCTAGGTTTGTTATTTTCAATTAATATAGGCATACCATAAAAAACACAAGCCATTAGTACGTCTTCATAAAATATTTCTGCTGTTTGTGGACGAGCAATATATTCTAAGAAAAAAGTATTTATTGGCGCTTCATCTATATGATATGTAGTTAGTCCGTGAAGTGCACCATTAGAACCTCCACCTCCAACCGTTCCTGATATATCATAACTATCACATCCAAAAGAACCTATATGATCGTTAGCTGGACATTTAACTCCTTTTTTAATTATAAAGTTATTTTGCATATTAGACTTTGGATTCCAAGATATATAAAACCTTCCGCTATTATTTGGACTGAATATAACTTTAGTATCTTTTATACCATCCTTCCAAGAAAACGATCCTCTTGTTATATGGTGTTCCTTTATTAAGGAGTCGTTATAGTCAATTTGTTGATATATTTTAGTAAGGTTAAATAAAGATTGCTTAGACTCATCTCTAAATGCGTGTGACTCGGTCCTTGGAAACTGCCTGTAGAATTCATTCAATGCGTCAGCGTCATTCTTTAATGAATCTACCTCTGCCTGCCAATAGTCAACAGCTCCTTGCTCAATCATCTCATTGTCAATACCGAGCACAGGTTTCTTAGGTGTTTTAAAAACAGGCATACCATACCTATCAATAAAACCTTCCATATTCCACTCCATTGGTATAAATAAAGAATACAATCCACTACGAGTCTGCCCATTCCTATTTCGTTTTGATACAGAGGAATCTTCAAATAATTTTTTAAAGTTATCACCTCCTTTACTTAATGCATTTGAGGTTGAACCCATCATACATTTACCTATAATCTTACTACCTAGACGTAAACAGGTTTTTGTAACCCGCCAGTTGTTTAATATATTATTTGGTTTAATCCATTTTCCACTCTCATCGTGACCTAACAATAATAACTTCTCCCCATCATAAGAGTTATCATCTGTGTTCTTCCAGTCAATAGTTGTATCAAGACCTTCTATATCGTCATCCTGTACAGTAAACATATTTTTTTTTGTAATCTTAGACGCTGGAACTCTAAATGCTAGCTCAGTCTTTGGCTTATCCATACCATCCTGAATAGGTTTGAAGAAGAATGGTAGCCTGTTAGCAATAGGAACAACTTTATCTGTAAACATTTTCTTAGCATCACTACCTGTTTTAGACAATATACCAACCCTAGAATCTTTTGCTAGCGTACCTGTATTTACACATTCCGAAGAACACATAAATGAAAATCCAGAACGTCTTATTTTTAAATAGTCCATTCCAAAACTTCTTTTGTCTGCCTTACACGCCTCCCAATAAATCCAAAATATTCTATTTGCTTCCCTGAAATCAGGATAACCCACATCAATACTAGTCCATTGTATATACATATAATGAGATCCTGTTATATACGATATATTACCATTGTTTTTAAAAAACATACCGTACTCCCTGTAATCAAACTCCTGCTCAATATAGTCAACCCATCTATCTTTAAAAGATGAGTCCATATCATTCCATTGATGTATATTTTTAATTTTACTTAAAGGCTTTGGTAGATCTTGCCTTTCCCAATACTGCTCTTCTTTTTTTTTATTTCTGGACCAGCAATTTTTATTTAGTGAAGGTAATGCTATAATTAAACCATTTATATTTATTATTTCACCTATTGTTCCGTCTTTAGATACGACAACAATATCATATTTTGAGTCATAGCCATAAGACCAGGATTTACTCTTGTTCTTATTGGTTATTACATTTTTAGGTATATAATTTTTTACTACCTTATATAAACTATTTTGATCTTCTTTCTGCAAATCCTTGTTTTGTATCTGTTTTACTTTCTCCTCGTTCAGCAATATCAATTGCTTCCCTCTCCGATTCGATCCTATTCAATATCTCAAAAGCATCAAAGATTGCTAGTTTCTTTGTAGCCGCAGCATTCTTTAATTTATCTGCACTCAATGCATCCTCAGCGTCATACTTAATAATTTGTTCTTTAGCTACACTAATCAATTGCTCCACTGCTCTGTGACCTGCTTCTATTATCTTTAGCTTTGTCTCTTTTGATGTCATTTTTTATTCGTTTGATCTTTCTGATAGGTATATTTTCTTCATTCCAGTCTTCTGCATAGAATGTCCAATTATCTTTTTTACTCATATAACCATACTTATTTGATGATCATAAATTCTATATAGCTTCTCATCATCTACCGTAAACTCATATTCACTCTCTGGAGCAAATGTTACTATATCACCTTTATTAACTCCTTTACTAGTTAAATATTCACTTGGGTATTTCATTAATCCTACTAATGGCTCTTCACTAAAAGGTTTAAATATATAAGAATCACTAACAGGGACTGGCTTAACAAAACAATACCTGTCATAAGATTTCCACTCTTTACCATTGTGGTATAAGAAAAATTGCTCTTGATCTATAAAAAACAAGTCATCTTTAAAATAACTTTTACCACTTTTTTGACGACCTTTTACATCGTTATAAAACTTAAAAACATTATGATGAACAAGCAAGGTGTCTCCTATAGATATAGGGCCATTATATTTTAAAGGTGTCTCAATAACCTCCGCATATCTATTTGAGAATCTATGATCCTCTTCTGAAGTACTGATTATAAGATCAATACCACCTATGTTTTTAGAATTATTATATCTTTTTCCGCCTATAGGTTTTACTATAAAATTATATGGGGATCTCATTTAAAAGTTTATGTTATACTCAATAGATATTGGCATTGTATTAGTGAACTCTTTCCATAATACTATTTCTTCCTTTTGATTTTGAATCCATATTACTATAGAATCTCTAGAGCTGTCAAATTTTATAAGATGAATCTTATAGCTGCCATTAAGAATCTGCTGACCTGCAATATAATGCATAGCTCCTGACTTGTAATCAGGACCTACTGATATCTTACGTATATCCATTTAATTTTAATTTATTATTAAGCGTAAATCCAGTTAGTACCATCATAAAAAACAGGTAATACACCCGTACCTGTAGTAGGCGAAATTGTACCTCCCCAAAGATGAGGACCAACGCCCACATCTGTTCTATAAGATTTCATTCCTATTACAGCAGTAAGCGCTATTAATTGAGCATAAGTATATCCTTCTAATACTACAACTCCTTTTAAGTGTGTTTCTGTAACATTATTATTTCCTAGAACTACTGT